TTGGCCAAGATCAATCAACGCACAGTGGCTGAAGCTCGCCGTAATCGTGCAGACCGTTTGAAGCGCGAAGGCGTTGTGGTAGACCCAAAAAAGATTGCAAATATCGACTTGGTATTCCGTATTACCTGCTGGGAACACATACCAATGGCACCGAAAAAAGTATCTAAAAACGCCGCAAAAAAGAAAAAAATTGAAGATATTTTTGAACTGGACTTGCCCGAAGAAGATGATCCATTAGCCGAATTGATTGACATTCCGGTGCTGGATCCCAAACATGTTAGATTGAACTTTCCTCCATTTTATCACTACAGATTAGATGAAAACAAACAGCCGTACCAGGTGGGCAAGAGTCACTGGATTGGCGATTTTGAAACCGGCGAATTCAGCAAAGACCATGGCCAAGTCACACGTACCTTGGCCACTATGTATATGAAACTGTGTGAGCGTTATGCCACAAGATCAAACTGGAGAGGATACACCTACAATGAAGAAATGCGCGGACAAGCCCTGTTACAGCTCAGCCAAATTGGCCTGCAATTCGATGAATCAAAATCGCAGAACCCTTTTGCGTATTATACTGCCGCTATTACCAATAGCTTTACTCGTATCTTGAATCTAGAAAAGAAAAATCAAAACATTCGAGACGACATGTTGGAACAGGCCGGACTCAACCCAAGTTGGACTAGACAGAACGCCGGCAAGAAAAATCAAAACCTAAGTTCAGCAGTTATCAATATTGACGTGGCCGAATACAATCGCGACAATTAACCGGATTGCTTGCAAAATTCTTTTTGCTGTTGTATACTGTTAACCTATGACAAATCTATTTAAAAAAGTAGCTGTATGCACGGACATTCATTTTGGACTCAAATCAAACAGCCTGATCCACAATCAGGACTGTAGTGATTTTATTGATTGGTTTATTGCAACAGCCCGGGTCAATGGATGTGAAACTGGAATGTTCTTGGGTGACTGGAGTCACCAACGTGCGGCCATCAACATGCAGACATTGCAATACAGCCTGCGTAGTTTGGAAAAATTGTCCAAAGCGTTTGATCGTTTTTACTTTATTCCAGGCAATCACGATTTGTATTATCGTGACAAACGTGATATCTATTCAACAGAATGGGCCAAACATATCCCCAACATTCAGATTGTCAATGACTTTTTCCAAGACGGTGATGTAATCATTGCTCCGTGGCTAGTCGGAGATGATCACAAGAAGTTGGCCAAGATGACGGCCCGGTATATGTTTGGACATTTTGAACTGCCACATTTTAAAATGAACGCCATGGTAGAAATGCCAGATCATGGCGAGCTAAAAGTAGAAAACTTTAGTGGTATTGAAAGTGTATACTCGGGTCACTTTCATTTAAGGCAAAGTAAAAAGAACATCAACTACATTGGCAATTGTTTCCCACACAACTTTGCCGATGCTGGTGATGACAAACGAGGCATGATGATCAAAGAGTGGGGCGGGCCGGATCAATACTTTGCATGGCCCGGACAGCCGTTGTATCGTGTAATGAAATTGAGTGAGGCCATTGACAATGGTGTAAATATACTACAACCCAATATGCATGTGCGTGTAGAACTGGACATTGATATCAGTTATGAAGAAGCCAATTATATCAAAGACACTTTTGTTCGAGAGCATAAATTGAGAGAAATGGCACTGATACCCAGCAAGCGCACAGATATCGATATTGATCTGGCGCCTGGGGAAGTAAAATTTGAAAGTGTGGATCAAATTGTCACAGATCAAATTACCAACATTGAATCAGAGTTTTACGACAACAAACTGTTGTTGAAGATTTATAGAGAACTATGAACAAATTAATTTGCAGCAAAAATATATCTAAAAATATACAGTGGATCCAATATTCAGACCTAGAAGATGAAAAAATTGTTCTAGGCTACGATGATTTGATGTCTGGTATAGAGCACTGGAAAAACATATTAGTTGAGCAAGCAGATTTTGGTCCAAATAAAAGTCTGCTGCCTTCTATGACTGTGTGTGATATAAAATATGTTACGTTACTTTACGCAGCTTTAGATCTAGGCGGTCAGTTAGTTGTTGGGGACAAACCAACATCCCCAGACCGTGCGGAAACGGTAAGATGTCGTGTTCTTGCTCCGTTTGATGCATTTGTTTTTGATGTAGACCCTAGAGCCGCAGATGCAAAAGCAAAAGCAGTTGGGGACTTATATGCAATAAAACAACTACCATCATCTCTATGGCACACTTACACATCAGCTAACTGTTTACATAGCAAAAGTATGTGGGCAACTGAAGAGACAGTTGCCCTTGCTGTCACTACTAGTGGGACAACCAGCATACCGATGCCCATGAGGTATACTCATGCCTTTTTATACGACATAGGTAACAGGTGTAAAAAGATATACGATCTTAAACCTGAGGATCGAGTGTTGCACTTAACAAATATACATCACGGAGGAACATCAGCACAGTTCTTTTTTCCGTCAATGTCAGTGTGCAACACTCACTACTTTGAGGATAAAACTGATATGAAAAAGGTCGTCAGACGTATTGTAGAAGAAAAAATTACCAAGATGGTGATACCAAACCGTGTTATTCTTGAAAAATTACTCGAAGCATTACCAAAACTAGATCACCAACTTGATTTGATAACAGTGCAGGCCAATCAGAAAATCTGGATTCACCAAATCAAAGACAAAAATGTAAACTCTATTATTTCAGGATACGGATCAACCGAGACCCTAGGTCCAGTGCTAGTAAATACTATTACCAAAGAATGCAGCGACACGTTTGACGTTTTAAACTACAACAAGCCACTGGATGATTTTTTTAAAATTGAAATTGATGGCTCTAAGCTGAGCGTTTTTAATCATCTGCACAATATCAACACTAGCTTAAACGACTCGTTTATCCTAGATCAACAGTCAAACTTTGTTCTGTCTGGCCGCAACGACATTTTCAGAGTCAATGATGTAGTATTACCAATTTCAGAATTAGAAAAAATTACAACAGAAATTCTAGGAAAGAACTGTTTTTTAGTTCCTGATTCAGTTACTAATAAACTATATCTACTATGCAATAGTGACTCAGTTGCTGTTGTTGAAAAAAACATAAACAGTTTGAGAACCAAGATACGCAACATGTACCACAACACAGAGATCGACTATGTAGAATTCACCGATATAGAACTATTTTTTGATCAAATTAAATTTAGCTACAACAGTGCAAGAGATTTTTTTAGAAAGGAAAACAACTTGTTATGAAAAAAATTGTTATTTGGGGCGTGTTGAGTATTTTGTTAGCAGGACAAGTTCTGGCCGAAGAATTAAAAATTGTAATTGGATTGCCAGCTGGGTCAGGTCCTGATGTAATCACACGTTCCGTTGCAGCCGAACTTTCAGTTAACTTAGGAAAGTCCGTAGTAATTGAAAATCGAGCCGGGGCCAGTGGTGGGATTGCAATGGAATATGTATCACGAAAAGAAAACAAAAATGTGTTGCTAGTAGCAGTATCTGAGAACATGATGTCGTACCATCTTCTCTACAACAAGGATTATCGTAAAGATTTTATTGCCGTAGCCCCTATATTCAAAAATGACATGGTACTAGTAACGTCATCTAAAACTCCATCAATAGATTTTGTTACTGCTGTTAGAACAAATCCCAAATTTGGATCATGGGGCGTTGGATCAAATGCTCATATAGCTAGCCTGCAGTTCCTTGATTCAGTTAATTTGTTAAACAATGCAGTGCATGTTCCGTATAGAGACTTCAACAACTGGTATTCTGACATCTACAACAAAGATCTAAGTTTTTCTTTTTCTACAATCCCATCAACAAGAGCTATGTTTGATACGAACAAGTTAAAATATATTGCTGTGACCTCAAAGCAACGTAGTATGCAATACCCAACGATACCTACAATGAAAGAAGTATTTGGCATTGATGTTGTGTCTATTGGGTGGGCAGCATTTTATGTAAACAAGGACATGCCTGCCGCTGACCGACTAGCACTTGAACAGGCGTTGCAGAAGACTATTTCTAGCAAAACTGTTCAAGATCAAATTGCCAACATGGGATATCAGACCTGGGGGAAGACTACTCTAAAACAGTTTATTGAGTATGTTAGAGAAGATACAACAAACTTTGAATTTATTTTTGCAAAATATAATATCCAATCAAATTGACTTTACTACTAACAATCTATAAAATAGTTTAATGATCCATATAAAAAATCTAACCGTTAAGAACTTCATGAGTGTTGGCAATAGCACTCAAGCCATCGACTTTGATCGCAAGGACCTTACACTTGTGTTAGGTGAAAATCTCGATCTAGGTGGCGATGGCTCACGTAACGGCACTGGCAAGACCACAATCATTAATGCCCTGAGCTATGCCTTGTATGGCACAGCACTCAGCAACATTCGCAAGGACAATCTTGTAAACAAGACCAATGGCAAAAACATGTTGGTCAGTCTTGATTTTGGAGTGAGCGGCAAGAATTATAAAATTGAACGCGGGCGTAAGCCCAATGTGTTGAGATTCTATGTCAACAACGAAGAACAGGCTATTACGGACAGTGCTCAGGGCGATTCAAGAGAAACACAAGACAACATAGAACAGTTACTAGGACTCAGTCATGACATGTTTCGACATATACTGGCTTTGAATACCTACACAGAACCGTTTTTGAGTTTAAAGTCTAATGATCAACGCACAATCATCGAACAGCTATTAGGCATTACACAACTAAGTGAACGTGCCGATCGTATCAAAGAACTCAACAAACAAACCAAAGATGCTATTCAGCAAGAAGAATTTCGGATACGTGCCGAACAAGAAGCCAACAAGCGTATCGAAGAACAAATTGAAGCACTGAAACGCAGACAAACATTGTGGACAACTAAACATGGCGAAGACGTCAAGGAACTTGAGAAAGCCCTTGAGGCGTTACAGAATATTCAAATCGAAACTGAGATCCAAGCTCATAAGGATCACAAGGAATGGGATCAACGGCGCAAGGATATCAACGAACTATCAACTCAGATCAGTCGTGTCAAAATGGACATCAGTAGGGAAGAAAAGCTGGCGACCAAATTATCAAAAGAAATTGAAACTCTTGGAAATCACGAGTGCCATACGTGTGGCCAGGCCTTCCATGACACTAAGCACCAACAGGTTATGGAAGCAAAGCAGGCGGAATTGGCAACGGCTCGACAGAGTGTCACAGAATTTAGCACCCTGTTATCAGAGTTGGAGATTGCCCACTCGTCCTTGGGCCCGTTAGGTAAGCCGCCCACAATGTTCTATGATCGTGAAAGTGATGCTATTCAACATCAAGCCACAGTAGCTAACCTAGAGCAACAGATTGCTACCAAACATACAGAAACAGATCCTTACGCAGAACAAATTACGGAAATGCAACAACAGGCCCTGAAAGAAATTACCTACGATGCTCTCAATGAACTTACTCGTTTGCAAGAACATCAAGACTTCTTGCTCAAATTGTTGACCAGTAAAGATTCATTTATTCGTAAAAAGATCATTGAACAGAATCTCAGTTACCTTAACGCTAGACTAACACACTATTTAGATCGTGTAGGCTTGCCGCACACTGTGGTGTTTCAAAATGATTTGACTGTCAGCATCGAAGAGTTGGGTCGTGAGTTGGACTTTGATAATTTGAGTCGTGGTGAGCGCAACAGACTTATCTTAAGTATGAGCTGGGCATTCCGTGATGTTTTTGAAAGCCTATATCAACCTATTAATCTGTTGTTTATAGACGAGATGATCGACAACGGGCTGGACACCGCAGGTGTTGAAAATGCTCTGGCCTTATTGAAACAAATGAGTCGTGAACGACAAAAATCAATTTGGTTAGTAAGTCACAGAGATGAACTGGCCGGGCGTGTTGAAAATATTCTCAAGGTAATCAAGGAAGGTGGATTCACCAGTTACAATACTGATGTAGAAATTGCGTAGTTTTGAGTTGCCGGTGATAACTACTAGTCCATGACATGGCTATACGAAAACACTGAGGTTCAAGCACTACCCGAAGACTGCGTTGGTTTTGTTTATTTGATCACAAACAAATTAACCGGTAGACGCTATATTGGAAAAAAATTATCAAAATTTAGTAAAACTTCATATCGAGTCGTAAAACTAAAAAACGGCAACAAAAAACGCAAGAAAATCAAATCAAAAATAGATTCAGACTGGCAGCTATATTATGGAAGCAACGATCAACTAAATCGAGACATTGTCGAACTAGGCGTAGAAAACTTCACGAGAGAAATTTTATTTTATTGTAGATCCAAGGCTGAATGCAGTTATATCGAAGCTAGAGAACAATTTAAAAATCAAGTATTAGAATCAGACGATTGGTATAACGGACAGATAGTGTGCCGCATACACGGTAGTCATATAAAAACAAAATTGCATGACAATTAATTTATACATCGGAGATACCAACAGTGAACTGGCTAGCACAGCGGTGTTGGCCGATCCACGAGCATTTTTAATTGATCATTCCAACTATGTTGAGTTTTTGAATTCTTCTACCACCGGTACCATTACTGTGTATTCATCACCCGGCGACTTGCCCAAGGTCACTGAGGATAGTTTTGTAATATTTCGCTTGCTTGACTTGGCCGACAACGTTTACTATGTTCCGCCTGACACTTGGTCAGACCCAACGACTCAACTCTACGTTGAGTCTATGTTGTTTGCACTGGACCGACAAAAAAACAATGTTTACAATTTAGATTTATCACAGTATGCTAAACAAGCCTACACACAATTGGTCAATGATCGTCATAACGAATCAGCACAGTTATGGGTAGCCGGCTGTAGCATTTCACACGGTGTTGGAGTAGCCGATGATCAACGCTACGGACAGTTGATTGCAGATCGCCTGGGCTTGCCTGTGTCATTTTTGACGGCCAGTGGTAGTTCAATTGCCTGGGCAGTGGATCAACTTGTTAGGTCTGATGTTCGTTCCGGGGATGTTGTTATCCTGGGTGTGACTGAAGAAGTTAGATTTCCTTATTGGACCACTAACAATGAAGTCTGGCATGTGACTCCAACACATCAAAATCAAAATCACCAGTTATCTTCTACAAATTTAACCACTAATATGATAGATCGACTAATTACAGATGACAACTGTTTTTATCAATCAATCATCAGAATACATCAGCTTGTAAATTTTTGTAACAAAATTGACGCAAAACTATTAATTTTTGGACTATTATCTTCTCCATCACTGGCATTACATTTAACTGATATCAACAGCTTTGTTTATTATATAAATTTGAAATCACCACGTTATTATGTTGACCTAGGAAC